GTTCTTATTCTGCTCGCACAACATGGGGAGTGTTTAGAGAAGATGGTCAAGTAAATGCTATTGTTATTGAGATGTGGTATGATAGAGTTACATATCCTGAATTAAGAAAACTTGCGCAGGAGTCTTATGATGACTGGCAACCAGACGCAGTCCTGATAGAAAAGAAAGCATCTGGTCAAAGTTTGTTACAAGATTTACGCATGGCAGGTGTACCAGTTTTGGCTTATAATCCTGATAGAGACAAGGAAGCAAGAGCTCATGCGAGCAGTGCATTATTAGAAGATGGAAGAATTTACTTTCCTTCTGACAAGAAATGGGCTAAAAATTTAATAGATATATGTGCAGCATTTCCTGCAGGCGACAATGATGATATAGTTGACACATGTACACAAGCATGGTTAAGATTAAGAAAAGGTTGGTTTATAACACATTCAACTGATTATGACGAAGATAATGAGCAACCTCAAAAAAGGATGACATTCTATGGCTAAATCCCCAACAGTTATTCCATTCGCAGAAAGTATGCCTGCTGACGACTTCCAAATAGAGAAGATAAATGACGATGAAGTTCTGATTGGTGATCCTAGTCTTGATATTGTAGAAGAAGACAGAACTGCTTTTGACGAAAACTTAGCAGAGTCAGTTGACGAGAACGAACTGAATTCAAAGTCAAGTTCTCTGATCAGTAGTTATGAGTCTGATAAAGAAGCAAGATCTGAATGGGAACATAGATATAAACAAGGTCTTGAAACATTAGATCCTGAAGGTGGCCAACAAGAAGAAGAGAACCAAAGAGCAACAAGAGGTCTGAGTACAGTTGTTCATCCTATGATTGCTGAAGCAGCAACTCAATTTAACGCAAGAGCAATAGCAGAATTATATCCATCAGGTGGTCCAGTTAAAACAGTTATTGTTGGCGAGCCAAATGAAGAACTAGAAGAGCAAGCCAGAAGAGTTAAAGACTATATGAATTATCAGATCACTCAAGAGATGCCTGAGTATTTCCCTGATCTGGATCAAATGTTATTTCAGTTGCCTTTGGTTGGGCATACTTTTAAAAAGGTATGGTGGGATGCAAATTTAGACAGGCAGTGTTCGCAGTTTGTAAAAGCAGAAGACTTTATTGTCTCGCCAGAGAGCAAAGATTTATATACATCATCAAGATATACACATCTGATCAGAATACCAAGAAATGATTTTAACAAATATGTAAAAGCAGGCTGGTATCTGCCAAGTAAATATTCATCAGAGGACATTGATCCATCAGGAGATATAGGCAGTGAGATTGAAGGTGTTGATCCTTATGGCGACTCTTCTGATGAGGTTATGACTTTATTAGAGATGCATGTTTACGAGTCGTTTGAAGGAATAGATAGTATAGATGACGATGATGAGAATGCAGTTGCCTTACCTTATGTTGTTACAATAGATTATGATTCTGAGAAGATTGTAAGCATTCGCAGAAACTGGATGCAAGAAGACGAGCAACAAAAAAGAAGAGACTGGTTTGTAAGTTATAAGTTTCTTCCTGGAACTGGTTTTTATGGATTTGGTCTTTACCATATGATTGGTGGCTTGGGCAAAGCTGCAACTGGATCATTAAGAGCATTATTAGATTCTGCTGCATTTGCAAATATGCAAGGTGGTTTTAAGTTAAAAGGCAGAGTGACAGGTGGCGAGATGCAAATCAATCCAGGAGAGTTTGCTGATCTTGATGCTACAGTTGATGATGTTAACAAAGCAATAATGCCTCTGCCATTCAAAGAGCCAAGTGGTACATTGTTTCAATTAATGAATGCGATAGCTGATGCTGGTCGTAGATTTGCAAGCACTGCAGATTTAAATGTTGGAGATACAAATCCAAATGCACCTGTTGGCTCAACTGTTGCCTTAATAGAGCAAGGCAGTAAATCATTTTCAGCAATACACAAAAGGTTGCACTATTCTCAAGGACAAGAGTTTAAATTACTTGCAAAATTAAATGCAGAATATTTGCCTGAGTCTAATAATTTTTCTATGGCTGGTGCAACAGCAATAATATATGCTGCAGATTTTAATGATCGTATAGATATTATTCCTGTTAGTGATCCGAACATATTTAGCACTGCACAACGTATCGCACAAGCTCAAGCAATATTGCAGATGAGCCAAGCAGCACCTCAATTACATGATCAATATGAAGCATACAAAAGAATGTATGAAGCTATAAGAATAAATAATGTTGATGAGATATTAAAAGCTCCACAAGAAGCATCAAGACTTGATCCGATAGATGAGAATCTAAGCACGATGTATGGTAAACCAATAAGAGCATTCCCAGAGCAAGACCATGAATCTCATATCGCAGTACATTTACAGTTTCTTTCAGACCCATCGCTTGCAGGCAATCCTGGAGCGAAAGCTATGCAACCAATATTAATTGCACACGTTGCTGAGCATATAGCATTATTATATCGTCAAAGAATGCAGGCAAGTATAGGAGTTCCGATGGGACCATTACCAGATCTGCTTGATCCTAAATTTAAGTTTGAGAATATAAGTCCAGAAATGGATATGCAAATAAGTCAAAGAGCAGCAGAGGTTGTAGCACAATCTCCACAGATGGCTGCAATTAAACCACTGGCTGCATTAACACAGCAACAGCAACAACAGAATCCATTACAATATGCACAACAACTCGCAGCACTTGAAGCACAAGCACTTCAGGCAAGAACACAAGCACAGATTCAAGCAGACCAAGCCAAAGCTCAGCAAAAACTTGCAATCAACCAAGCAGAAGCTCAGCAAGATCTGCAAATTGAACAAGCAAAACTTGCTGCAGATCTTGAAGCGAAAGTTAAAAAACTTGAATTAGAACTACAACTAGAACGAGAAAAAAATCAAATAAAATTACAACAGGAGATTATAAAAGATGGCTGATGAAATGATGAAACCAAAAGTCGCAGGGGCAACCTCTGATATGGAGATGAAAATGTTATTAGAGAATATTGACAAAGGACTTTCTCCTGGAATGAGAAGTCCTGGAGCAGGTGCAACTTCTGACTTAGAGATTGCAGCAATAAAAGAATCAATAGTTGACCTTGAAACTATGAGAGATTTAATCTCAATGGGGATGACAGCAGAGCAGGCAATGGATGAAATATCAAGAATGAAAACTGCTCCTGTTAATCCAAGTGCTTTTGGTGGAGAAAAAACAGGTGCTCCGATGGGAGCATTAGGTGCAATGTCAGATAAAGATATGGCTGCATTTTTACAAGCTCAAGTTGCAAAATCTAGAGCAGACAGAGGCATGGGAGCATTAGCAGGAGTTCCTGCAGGTAATCAGATGCCAATGCAGATGCCAATGCAAAGACCAACAATGATGCCACAATCTATGGGGCAAGACAGAACAATGAATCCAATGGATAGAATAACACCAAGGAATGCTCCATCAACATAAGAGGGATTTATGGCAGTCAATAATAATAATATAGGTGCTCTTGGCAGTTTAAGTAAAGAAGCATATGGCTCTCTTAAATCTGGTTTTGATAGAACTAATCCAGCTTTTTCACTAGGACCACTCGATGTAACCAGAGGTCAAGCGATTAACACAGCATTAGGACTTACACCTTTTGGTGCTGCTAGTCAATTATCAAATGCAATAATGTCTTATAATGCAGAAAAAGCAGCACAACAATCACTTGGTCAGAATATAGGATTTACAGATACAGCCAAAGGAATCATGGGCTTAGGAACTACATCGCTGGACACTGCCAGAGGTATTGCTGACACTAACAAAGACAGAACTGTAAGCACAAGAGAAGCTCAGAATTTTGGTATGAACAGAGGTCTTACGGCATACAATGTAAACTTAAATCCAATGCAAGGTTACACACCAAATACAATTAAAACTACAGACATTACAAATGTAGATCCAACTGGACTTGGTGTTACTAATGAAGCAGTAGGATCAACTGGCGATCTTGGTGGTGCAACTGATGTTGGATATAAAGGCAGTACTGGTGGATTTCTAGGATTCGGAAAAACAGAAGGTGTCGGAGAAAGTGGACCAACTGGACTTGGCGATACAGAGCAAACTGGCGATCAAACATCAATAACAGATACAAGTAAAGGTAAGGACTTATCTAATACGTTTGCTGACGATGCTGGAGCTTCTAGTGGTGATGATGGAACATACATATGCACAGCATTATATGAAATGGGTGATATGAAAACATATATATACAAATATGATCAGATATATGGTAAACGTGTTGATCCAGCAGTTTATAGAGGATATGAGCTTTGGGGAAAATTTTTAGCTAAACAAATTAGAAAAAAAGGTTTAACATATAAGATTGTAAAACCATTAGCATTGGCTTGGGCTTATCAAATGGCTTATGATTTATCAAAAGGTAAAAAAGGCAGAAATAACAAACCTGTTAAAATACTTAAAACGATTGGCGAAGGAGTTTGCTATGCTCTTGGTCAAATTTTTAAAAGGAGATTTAAATGGCAGAAATCAATGTAGAGAATATGGAAGACAATGCAGCATTGTTTATGGAGAAGATGGGCTTTCCTCATGATGCTCCTGGATTAGAACTAACTGATCAGCAGGTTGTAAACTTTTTATTATTATGTCATCAAGAAATGATTATGCCAGAGGAAGAAGAATCTGAAGAAGAACATATGGATGGCGATGTTAAAGTAAAAGTAATGAAAGTTGATAGTGGCGACATGCGTGGTATGATGGATGAGATACTAGGTCATGGTGGTCCAAAAGTGAGTATGTAGCATGGCTCTAGGCAGTAAAATCGGACAACTTTTAACAGGAGAACTAATAGGTGCTCTTGGGGATTTACCTATGTTCCTTGGAGGTAAATCTGTGAACAAAGGCAGTATAGTTTCTGAAACAGACGATACATTTAAAGTTATGCCTGAAGATTTTAAAGATTTCGATTTTGAGAACTCTAACATAGTTCCAGAAGATGTTATTGTTGAAGTCCCAAAATCAAATGTTGAAGGTTTTAAAGGTTTAAATTTTGACGATACATTTAGCGAGACATATTCTTTAAAAGATATGGTAAAAGACCAAGGCGATGAAGATTCTGTTAATTTTTTTATATCAGAAATGAAACGATCAGGTGACATAGCTCCTGATGCAAGTGCTGACGATATATTTGATGCAGCAGAAAAGATAGCAAACTCTGGCAATGAGAATCTTGAACAGGTCGGAAGTTATCTAATGTCGCCAAAATCACAATCGATTTATGCTGATAAGGATCGAAGTGTGTTCCTTGGAGAACGACCACAACCTATTACATTAAACAATTTCCTTAAAACTTTGCCTGATGATTTTGAAATTACAGCAAGCAATATATCTAAAGAGATAAATAAAATTTCTGATGACGACGCAAAATTTTATCTCCTTAGAGAACTAGAGGAAAAATATCCAAGCAAACAGAGGACAGAATAATGCCATTTAGTAAATATTCCCCAAAGCAAAAGAAGTTGGCAGCAATGGCTGGTAATAAGAAAAAAATTACTGGAGCAGATCTTAAAAAACTTGCTAGTCTAAAAAAGAAAAAGAAGAAGAAAACAAGGAAAACATAATGTCATTATATGCAAATATACATGCCAAACGTAAAAGAATAAAAGCAGGATCAAAAGAGAAGATGCGTAAAAAAGGTGCCAAAGGTGCACCAAAAGCATCAGCATTTAAGAGAGCGAAAAAAAGTGCCAAAAAGAAAGTTTAAAAAAGTTCCCAAGACCAAAAAAGGTGTACCAAAGAAATATGTCGCTGGTGCTAAGAATCCAAAGGCAAGGGAAAGAGAAATTAAGAGAACTGCTAAACTATATCGTGAGGGCAAGTTAACACCTGCTATGATGGACAGGATAAGTAAAAAAAGGAGTAAATCATAATGGCACCAAAGAAGAAACCAGCTACTAAGAAAAAAGGTGGCAAGTATGCAAGCATTCCTGGAGCGAGTCGTTTCTCAAAAGAAAAATTAGATAAGGTCTATAAAAGAGGACTTGGTGCATACTATTCATCAGGCAGTAGACCAAAGACATCAGCGAATGCTTGGGCTATGGGAAGAGTTAAATCTTTTGTAAGTGGTAAAGGTGGTGCAAGAAAAGCAGACGCA